CTGGGAATGTGTCCAAAGAACCAGAAGCAGCAAGAGCAGAAGCAACATCAGAAGATACAACAGCAAAGTTTCCACGACCGCGACGGGTAGCTTTAGCAATAGCGTTTGCTTCGAACTGAAGCTGCATTGCGATGCCTTTGTAAACTTCACCCTGCCAACGACCACCAGAAGTGCCATCGGTTGTAGCTGCATCGTAAACGCCAGGAACGGTTGCATTCTGTGCACCGATAACAGCTTGACGATATACAGAACGAACAACTTCACGGTTAATTTCTGACAGCATTTCGCCAGACAGAATGTTAGCCAGTTCAGCTTCAGCATCCAGACCATGTACAGCCTTAAGATCCTGCGCCAGTTCCATTGTGTACTCAGCTTTCAGCGCACGTGTACGTGCAACAACAGAAGTACTTTCGATTTTGAAAGACATCTGAGGGAAAGCGTTAGCAGCAGTATTACCCAGTGCTTCACCTTCTTCACGTGTCAGTACTGCATCAAGTGGATCAACAGCAAGCAGTTCACCACCAGCATCAGAAACGTCAGAAGCAGCAGGAGCAACAGCAGAGTCAAGACCAGTAACATCAGAATCCTGAACAACAGCAGTGTTTGCGTCACCAGCATTTACACCAGAGAAAGGAGTATCAGCTTCGTTTACAAAAGCGTCAGCACCAGTTTCGTCAGTGTATGTAGGCTGCAGAGCAAAGATCAGTCCAGTTGGACCAGTCATTGGCTGAACACCAGCGATATCATAAGCGATAAGGTTAGGCATTGAGCGGCGAACCATTGAGATCAAGATAGGATTGTAGGTACCAGCCATTGAAGCGGTAGTTGAATCTTCATTGATTGAACCAAAACCAGACTGCTGCTGCTCTTCAGCAAAAGCAATTTCTTGGTTTTCGAGCAAACGAGCAGTTACGCCCTTTTTATAAGCACTGTCAATTGCTGGTGCATCTGCATGCTCCAGAACTGGTGCCCATTTTGCGATTAATTTATTATCGGCATCAAACATTTTTATTTCCTCTATTTAAATGTTAAGTTAGTTTTTACTTAGTGCGGCAGTGTAAACGCTCATGGCAGAAGACTCAACAACTGTTGATGCTTCATTACCAATTACATTTTCAACCTCTTCTGCAGAACCAGTATGTGCTTCAGCGAAGTATGATTCAGCGATAACGGAAACCTTCATTTCAAAAGTTTCAGCATCAACGAATTCAACACCTTCGACAAGCGCACCTAGCTTTTCAGCTTCAGTTGTTGCCAAGCCATCAGAATACTTACGAACAATCTCAGCGCGTTCGTTTACACGAACAGACTCAGTTAGACGTACGTTATCTTCGGTAGTTGTGTTAAGGCTTTCTTCCAGTTTAGCAACCTTGCCAACGAGTTCGTCAACGAGATCAACCTTACTTTCAGGAACCTCAATATAGTTTTCCTTGAATACAGAGTGCAAAGAAGACATGAAGTCTTCAGCGATTTCCGTACGTAGGCCATTATCAATAGCAACTTCATTGCTTGAGATCCAAGACTCAACAACATACGCGAGGTATGCGTCAACTTTGTCAGCAAGTGTTGCAGTGATATCAGCAACTTCAGTTTCAAGGTTTTCAGCGTACTGTTCTTCTAAACGATCGATTTCAGTAACGAGTTTTGCAGTTGTTGCTGCTTCAAAGATTGCAGTAGCTTTAACACGAAAGTCTTCAGAAAGACTATCTTCATTAGCAACTAGAGCGTCGAGGTCAGCAGAATGGTCGACAGTAGATTCTTCAATCTCGTCTTCTTCGGCTTCTTCTTCACCTTCTTCTTCGTCACTTTCGTCTTCAGCAGATTCTGCAACTTCATCTTCGTCGCTTTCGTCTTCATCGTCAGCAGATTCAGTAACTTCATCTTCTTCTTCTTCCGCTTCGACTTCATCTTCAGCTTCAGCTTCTTCTTCCTTAACAGGTTTCTTAGCTTCTTTAACTTCAGTTTCAACCTCTGCATCAAGAAGTTCAGCTGTAACCGTTTCCAGTTCTTCGCTGTTATTTTCAATTTCACTCATTGAAATATTCTCCTATGAATTAAAGTTTAGAGAGGAAATCAGTAAACGCTTTAAGCTTCGCTTCAGTTAATTTCTTCGACGAAGCGCGCTTGATTTCTGTCTCAATGTTTTCAAGGTCCTGCTGTAAAACACCATTGTTCCATACCCAATCAACACCTTCCAGAATTCCGTTAACAAATGCATCATGTGCACTCGGATCCTGAACGATGTCAACTGTAGCTAGAGTGAAATCTTCACCCACGTAACAACCGCCTTTTTTCTCAACAAGACTACCCATACCACGACTTGACACACCAAGCTTAACATCACCTTCGAGCAAGTTGGTAACAACTTTACCCATCGGGGTGTTCAGAATGGATGCCTTTCCAATAACATTACTGCCTTCAAAACGAAGTTCAGTAATCTTATGCGAAACTTTATCCAGATTAATTGCAGGCCCTTCGGGGTGATTCAACTCACCAACTGCCCGACCAGTATTAACCTG